ATTCCGATGGAAATATTCTGCTATGACAGAACTTGCACGAATCCTAGCTGATATAAATTGGATTAACTCGCAACTTAATGTTAACGATACTTATAAGGCTGAACTTGAGATAAAGTTAACGGAACTTAAAGTTCGAGCTACTGCTTTAGGTTGCCCGCAATATACTTCCAACTGGTGCGAAAATGAAATTATCCCTAATGCTACAGGTTGCGAATGTTCCAGCCAATAGATTCATTCGCGTTAAAAGCCCCCTGTTAAGTCAATCTAGCACTCTACGTAATGCGTTCGCCCGCAAACTTAGCACTTATAAGTGCGATAAGTGGGCGAATCGTAGCAGCATTATTGACTTAGAACTTAGCATTAAGTTCACTGCTATGTATATTAAATCTATCAACTGCTCAAAGTATGCGGAACTTCTGGCGGCATTCAATCCATTTACTATTGTGGGTGACGCGGAATACTTTCTTGCAGAGCTTGAGGAACTTCCAGAGGATTTAATCCTTCTAATCGTCAATACTAATCCACGCTTCGCCCTTCGCAACTTACTGCTGATTCAAACTTTGGTAATCTTCGCAGAACGTGCTAATCAATTAACTCTCATGAGGGAATTGCAAAATGTATGAAAAATTAAAAATGCTAAGTTATTCGTCAATCGAATTGCTTCGTACGTGCCCAAGAAAATACCAACTTACTAAGTTATCGGAGGAGTCCCCGCGAGACAGCACAATTCATACGGCGTTCGGCAGTTCATTAGGTGCGGGGATTCAATCCTTACTATCTAATACCTCAATAGATACTGCCCTATTCGCAGCTTTCGCTGCTTGGCATATCGACCTAGACGAATGCGACGCAAAAACTGATAAGTCATTCACAAGCGTGCACAACGCGCTACTGCAATTTAAGGCCACTCAATATCCAACTATTTCGCAGGAGTATGAACTCTTAACGCTTCCTAATGGATTACCCGCGATAGAACTTTCTGCATCAATTGAATTGCCGGATGGATTTAAGTATCGTTTATATATTGACGCGGTACTTCGACGCAAATCGGATGGAATGCTTACAGTTCTAGAACTTAAAACAACTGGAAGCTCATGGGTTAACGCAAGTTCGTATAAAAATTCTGGACAAGCCCTTGGGTATTCAGTAGTTCTTGATGCCCTAGCAAAAGAACTTAACACTTCCTCGAACTACCGTGTGATTTACCTCGTATATAAATCAAAGGGAAAAGAGTTTGAGCGATTTGATTTTATTAAAACTGTGAAGGATAAGTTAAATTGGATTGACGATATGATTACAGAGGTTCGCATTCTGAAACTTTACGATAAGCGGGCTAACTATCCAATGCACGGCAGCAAATGCCAAGCATTTAATCGGGATTGTAATTTCTTTGGACTATGTAATATGGAAAACTCTGCCCTATTTGATAGCGCAATTGCGAATGAACCCCCCGTCGAGCCAGTATATAACTATTATATTTCGCTTGACTCCCTACTAGAGGTAATGCAAAATGCCACAAATTAAACCAACAGCCCAGTGGGCGACAATCATGATTCCCGAAGGAATGCACTTGGCAATTCGCCCCGAACTTCTATCGCAGTTAACCGAAGTTAACTTTGTGAAAATTGTTGATGGGGAACTTCTACTGCAACCCACCGCAAGTTCGCTACTGAATATTGTAGTATCTTACTTTCCTTCGGAGGCTCCTACTAATGAAAGCGTCTGACTACAAACATCCAAAGCATAAGGTTCTAATCTTTGGTGCGCCAAAAAGCGGAAAGACCGCTGCGGCCTTACAGCTTGCAGAACATTATAACTTACTATGGATTGATGTTGAAAACGGATTTGCCACTGCCTTTAATAAGTCGATTGGGCTTAGCGAATACGCTTTGCAGCATATCGAACTGTTACAAATCCCAGATAGTAAATCTAATCCAATCGCCTCTGAAACTATTTGGGAAATTGCGCAATTCAAAAATAGTAAGTTATCTATCTGCGATAAGCACGGCAAGATTAACTGCATTATGTGCAAGACCGCTAAACTAAGTTTTACTGAAATTGATTTTAGTAAAATGGACGGGTCGTGGATTATTGTCCTTGACAGTGTGACACAAATTTCTAATAGCGTAATGAACGCTACTTTGAAAGCTAGTGACCGCACAAGCTACACAGTTAAAAGCGAGTTCGATGATTACGGAACTCAAGGCAAATGGCTAGAAGCAGTGTTCTCTAACTTCCAAGCGTGTGACTTTCATGTAGTAGCAATCTCACATGAACTAGGCGTTGAACAATCAGACGGTACGGAAAAGATTCTACCGATTGCGGGGACGCGAAACTTCTCGCGCAGCTTTGGAAGATTTTGGTCGGAAATTATTTACTCACAGGTGAAAGGGCGTAAGCATGTATTAGGCAGTAGCACAACGTATAACAGCGCAATCTTAACAGGTTCGCGTTTAGGGATTCGCACAGAGGATAATAAAGAAGGTAACCCCCTGTTAGAAATTTTCACTGAATACCGTAAACACTCCGTAGTAACTTCTCTCTAATTTACAAGGATTTTATCATGAACGCAAACACTCAATTCGACGCACTCCCAGAAATTTCTTTGGACTCTGTAGAATCTGCAGAATTTAAGATTGCGCCAGAAGGCCGTTACGCCGCACTTGTATCTGCCTCTGTGCGCCCTAATGAAAAGAACCAGCACATTGTAACATTGAAATACGTAGTAACAGATACTCTTGCCCTTGCTGATGATTCGCAAACTCCGGTAAAGAATGGCGAAAAGATTCTTGAGAACTGCGAGTACTCTGCAGAAAAGCTGAAGTGGATTAAGCGCAAGTTGGAAATTTTTGCCGCGAAGGCTGAACTGCCGATTGGCACTCCAGTAAATACTATCTTGGAAGCCATGCAGGATATTCCTGTAGAGTTTACTCTGAAGCACCGCAAGTATCTTAATCGCGATGGCGAAGTTCGCTATAGCGCACAGATTCAAGATTCCGCATTTGTTGTAATGTTGTAATGTTGTAATGTTGTAACTGACAATTAGATGGGGGGCTAGAGAAATCTATCCTCCCATTTATTTTATCTAAAGGAAATTAAAATGACGAAGCAGCCAACAAACTTTGCATGGATTCTAAATTCTAATCCAAAATCAGTATACTCTGCTCGCGATATTTATGAAGTATTCGGATATTGCAATCCCGAATCGCTAACAAGCGCGGCAACTCACGGGCATTTTCCAAAAAAAGACGTAACGATTCAAATTAAATTCGGCCCAAAATTAACGCGCTGGTCGCGCAAAGTAGTAATCAATGAAATTCGTAGACGTTTGGCAGTTTCTAATTCCCGCCTAGTTACTTGCGGCAGCGAGGAGGATTGACATGAAGTTAGCGATTTATATGGATGCCGCTGATATGGCCTATATCTCACGCATTAAACGTTTAATTGGTGAGGACGTTAGCGGCGTTGTGATTACAAAAATTCCTGATTATAAATTTGAAATGTTAGCGGAACTTAGAACGCGCGAATTTACTGATTGCTTAATCTTGAGTAGTCGGGCGGCAGAATGCTTACTAGGTACTAAGGTAAAAGAACCGGATACTATGGGAGGCGGCCTAACAATGACTGACCTACTAGGTTCTTTTCGCGTAGAGGAAGGAATTAACTTCTTATTTATGACGCAGTTGCGCGTAATGATTACTTCACCTTATGGCGAACTCCTACAGAAAACGCACATTAAAAAACTTTTAAGTCCTGAAAGCTACGTGCGCCCTACGCAATTCAGATACAAAGTAATTCAAACCGTGCAGGATTATACTACTGCTAATGACTTCTTGGCCTCCTGCGATTTTATTGCGATTGATATTGAAACAGGAAGTGGTACGATTGAGTGTATTAGCTTTGCAGGATTCAAGAATCATGAGTCTATCAGCTACGTAATTGATATTAAGCATATGGATGCTTACGAATGGATGAAAAGTTTATGCCTTCTCGACGTACCTAAAGTTACGCACAATGGCATGTATGATATGACCCACTTAATTTCATGGGGCTGCCCAGCTACTAAATGGTACTTCGACACATACGCACTATTCCACTCAACTTACAGCGAACTTCCTAGAACGCTGGCATTTGTAACTGCCTTTTATATTAAAGACTCAATGTACTGGAAGGATGAAGGTAAGACGGGTAATCGTGAGGATTACTTACGCTATAACGCACGCGATACATGGGCAACTGGGAACGCATTCCTTGCAATGATGCGGGATATTCCTGACTACGCAAGAACTAATTACAAAATCAAGTTTCCCGAAATTGCCCCATGCGTACTATGTGGACTTGAAGGTGTCGCAGTCGACTCCGAATTAAAGTACCGATTGATTGACGAGCAAGTTACTATTTTAGAGGAGAATTTCAAAAGCATTAAAATTATGCTAGGCGAAAATTTCAATCCCAACTCCCCTAAGCAAATGGGATTGCTTTTGAAATTATTAACCGGTAAGATACAGGACTCTTCGGATGCTAAAACTATTTCCCGAATTAGCGAACAGAATCCTCTGGCGGCTAGGATTTTATCTACCTGCACAGACTACAAAAAAGCGCGAAAGCTGCTATCTACTTATGTGGAAGCGCGTCTTTACGGGAATAGATACTTATACGCTATCAATCCATTTGGGACTGATACAGGTAGAATGGCAGCATCGCAGTCACATTTATTTATTAAAGATGGAAGTAAATATCTTCACTATGGACAGCAGGTGCAAAACTTACCGCCATACGTTAAGAATATGCTAGTGGCCGACGAAGGCTTTTTACTTTGCGAGATTGACAAGAAAGCCAGCGAATCATATTGCACTGCCGCATTAAGCCGTGATGAAAAGCTATGGGATGTTATTCATAATTCCCCCGACTTCCATTGCACGAATGCTTCCTTGTTTTTTGGTATTCCCTTCGAGCTACTATTCGACACTGCCAGTGGAAAAGTACTAAATAAGGATATTAGAACCCTAGCTAAACGTGTTAACCACGGAGCTAACTACAATATGGGCGCGAACATTCTTGTGGCTACAATGGGCGACAAGAAGATTTGGGAGTCCAGAACACTACTTCTGGCAGCTTACAAGGAACGATTGCTTGAAGGATACGATGCAAATATTTATCGACTGTATTCTGCAATCTTGCAATGCAAAGTGTCAAAAGATATTGGCGCGTTCCTACTGGACAGATTCCACGAAGCCTATCCGCGAATTAAATCGCGTTGGTATGGCGAAATTGCGTTAGAGGTTACAGAGACTAAGAAACTCGCAAGCCCTTCCGGCTGGACTAGAGTATTTATGGGGGATGCTAGAAACGATAAGTTAGCTCTGAACAGTGCAATTGCGCACGGGCCACAGCACTTATCAGTAGCATTACTGAACATCGGATTCCGAAAAATCTTCGACACTTTGCAAGGAGCTAACTTCAAACTAAAAGCACAAATTCATGATTCAGTATTCTTTCAATATCGTATCGGCCATGAGCATTTAGTTCATGAAGCTAATGATATGTTGATGGGGGAAATTACTGTGCACGGAAAGACTTTACTCATTCCAAATGATGCTACCTACGGGCAGCGTGTTTGGGGAAACCTGAAGTAACCTAAGGAGATTGTAATGAAAATCGGCGAAAATATTATCCACTGCTGCATTGACCTTGAGACGCTGGGGACACAAACTACCTGCGAAATTCTCGAAGTGGCGGCAGTAGTATTTAGCGTGAGTGAGCGCAGGGGGGTGACTATCCATAAGGAGTTTGTCGAATCCTGCAACGTTGATTTAACCAAAGCCGAACCTGAAACTCTTGCTTGGTGGCGCAGCACTCACTATCTAAGCGAATCGTTGGATTACATGCTAGACAATTCGTCACGCGCTTTTGCCGTAACGAAAGAGACTGCTGCAGATAATTTGGCCCGCTTCATTGCTAGTCAGCATGTAGAGTTTTTGTGGTCGCACGGTAAGGATTTTGATTTTCCTATCTTACGCAGTAACTTACCTACGTTTGGTGAAGTTTCTAAAGTGCCGTATGCAAACGTGCATTGCGCACGTGACCTAGGAAAACTTGCGGTGTTCGCGGGTAACAAGCGGCACTCGCCAAAGCCAGCAAAACCGCACCGCGCACTATACGATGCGCGCACAACAGCATCAAGTATCTCACACAACTTACTAGCCTTGAAAGGGCGTTAACATGATTTACGTAACTTACAAAAACGTGACATACAAAGTAGCTGCTGATATTAAAAATCGCCTAACCCGTTGGGACGCGATTGATTGTGGCTGCGGGGCATATCGGAATGAGCGGGCTACTTTACACGCTGAACTGGTGGGTATTATTACCGAAAGTGCCGTGCTGAAAGGTAACCCAGAGAACTTCTCTCACTATCATTTGCGAGAATATAATGGGAATTAAAAAGTATATCGACCGCTGCAATAGCACTAGCAGCGCGTTCTTTATCTTATGGAAAACGCTAACTCCTGATTTAATGACTCCACAATCATGCAAGTGTTGTATTTTTTGGCGGGGCGTATTTATCGGAGCAGGCATTAACTACACTGCGGTAATTCTAGCTATGTGCGGGCTATATAAAGCAGCAGCAATCTACATCGCAGTAGTTACTATTATTGCACTTGTGCTAGCACTTACGCTAGCCGACGAAGAGGACGACACTAAATGACACCCAAAGAATCCAAAGTATTTTCAGAAGACGCGGCTCAAGTAACGTTTATGCGGGCTAGCGGGCAAACGACAAAAGACATTAACATGCAGCAGTTCGCACTATATGTCACTTTAATGGAAGAAGAGATTGCTGAATTTACAGCAGCGTATGCCGAATTTCTAAGTAACCCTGAACATAATGTCAGTGCGTTGACTGAAGTTATCGACGGACTACTAGATATTGTAGTTACTGCAAAAGGCGGCCTGTACTCCCTAGGAGTTCCAATGCTTCCGGCGCTTGAGGAAGTATGGAAATCTAACTTAACAAAGATTAGCTTGTCAGGTCTCGTTGAAAAACGCGCGGATGGGAAAGTTCTCAAACCTGCAGGATACCTACCGCCGAATCTGAAACAATTTAACAAACTCTACTACCGTCGGTAAGTCCACCTAACTAGATAACGCCCCGAGACCTCGGGGCGTTTTTGGGAATGCCCATGAATGACTTCTTAAAAACATATCTAACTGTAGGCGACGCTAAGTATTCTGAATGTTCAGAGTTCCTTCACATGTGGGCGTGTATATCAGCTACCGCATCCCTGCTAGAACGTAGAGTTTCACTTCCTTTTGGAAGTAGTAGCATCATACCTAATTTATACATGATGTTTGTGGGAACTCCTGGAAGTCGTAAGTCTTCTGCGATTAAATTGGCAAAGAAGTTTATCAAACGCACAGGTTACGACACCTTCGCCGCCGATAAGGTTACTATGCAGAAATTTCTTTGCGACTTAGGCGGGCTTAATGATGATGGGTCAACCGCAAAAGGTTCATTAGAAGATGTATACCTAACTGAATTAGGGCTTGCGGATATTAAATCCCACAGTGCCTGCTATATTGCGCAAGATGAGTTCTCGGATTTTATTGGGATTAACAACTACGGATTTATCTCACTGCTTGGAAATTTTTGGGATATACAAGAGCCGTATAAGTACCGACTGAAAAATGGAACATCGTTTGAAATTCCTGTACCAACTATCAATGTGCTAGGGGCTACAACTCCTGGCCAGTTCAACACCATATTCCCGCCGGCAATCGCAGACCAAGGATTCTTGAGTCGCTTACTAATTATAAAAGCTGAGGATATTACACGCAAATTAGCATTCCCTCCGCAATTACCAAACGACTTAGACGCAAAGATTATGAGCAACTTCTCTAAGATACTGCAACTTAAAGGGGAAATGTTTTTTACAGAAGAAGCTAAGGAATTAGCTTCGCAACAATACACTACGTGGAAGGGTCTTGATGATGCTAGATTCGCAACGTATGAAACACGTAGATACTCGCAACTTCTAAAACTCTGTATGATTATGGCCGGAATGCGCTTCTCTCTGGAAATAACTTCCGAAGATTTTATTCTGGCAAATACTATTCTAAGTTACACAGAAACAAAGATGGGGGATGCTATTGGTTATTACGGAAAAGCGGATAACTCCGACACCTCGCACACCGTATTGCAGATAATAAAAAACACCGACAGGCCGATAACTTGGAAAGCTATCTACCCATCGGTGTCAATGCACCTAAGTAAGATGACAGATTTAATCCAGATTTTAACTAATCTTTTAGCCGCTGGAAAAATACAACAAACACAAGAAGGCTATCTTCCGGTGATTAAACCTCTAAGTGAGACACCTACAAAATTCGTAGATTACTCATTACTGAACGTTTTCCTCGATAGGTAACTCTTGTGGCGGCTCTTCTTGAGGAGTTCCTTCAAGTTCGCGAAAATGACTTCCCATTGCCATTTGATATTGTAACGCGTAAGGGCTATTCTTCATACTATTTAGTAGTTGAATAGCCCTTGGCGTAGATACATCGCGCAGCGCCCGCAAGTAGAACTGCCTGAAAGTCTTTAAGTCCCCCCCAGCTTTGCTATATTTTTCAGCAAACGCGTCTATCGTAGACGGGTCGATATTACCATCACCCATTAACTGCGTACGTAAGTCCTCCCCAATAGAATTAAGTTTTGCGGCACTCTTAGCTTTGTACTTGAGCTGTCTTTGATACGCATCAAGCGCGATACTTTCATCCAGAGGTTTAGCCCCTAAGATACGAATAGCCGTGCCAATTGCCATAATATCCTGACCGAGCAGATTAGTATCTAACTTGCCACCTTCAGAAGTTCGCGCTCCAATGGCCATTTCAGCGATACCTGCAAGCGGTCGATTGATGCCCGCATGAGCAATCGCCTCCCCTACGCTAATCTTCAAATCTGGATTAGCCTCGCTGCCTTGTTTCAGGATTGCTTTAGTAATATCAAATAAACTCCCAGCGGCCTTAGCCGTCATAGATAGCAATGCCATATCCTGTGGAAGAATTGGAACAATTGTAGGAGTTCTTGGATTAACATCGCCGCGAGTCCATAATGCCGCATTAAGCATTGTACTAGCCCCGCCGTATAAGAATGTCTGACCTAATCTAGTAGGCAGATACTCTTGAACTTTAGAGTAAATATCCGAACGGTCTTGTGTGTATTCTCCAATTAACTGCTGATTGATAAGATTAAATGCCGGCATTGAGGTTGCGCCGAAAATAGTTCCCTGCAGACCTAACTGCATAGCCAGTGCTTTCTTATCCCCCTCTGCGACATACTTAGCAAACTGCTGCATCATATTAAATTGATACGTTTGAAATACGCCGATAACCTGTCCGACAATCCCTTGAAATATGGCAGGTCTCTGGCCTGCAGTGTAATTACCTGAAGCTTTATTGGCAAAATTATTAACATACGCCCAGAACTTAGGACTTCCTTCTAACATACCTTGAGCGATTGCCAATTGATGGCCAATATTAACTGCCACAAATCGTTGCATATGTTCAACGTAATCTGTAGGTTTAGCCACAGTATTGACAAACTTTCCCATGGCCGATTGCGCCGTATTAGCTAAACGTAAAATTTCCTGATTAGATGTTGCTGCCATAATCTGGCCAGCAGCATCAATCGCGGCCACTCCATTAGTGATGCTTGGAGAGATTAGATACTGTTTACGGTACAATTCTAACAAGTCCTTATCACCCAAAGCCTTAAACGCATTTTTATACAACATAACTTGCGAAGGAATCTCCTCGATAGTTTGCGCATTCTTAAGCGCATTTGCCATGGCGGGAGAGGTCATAATAGGCATTGCGATGGATTGAACAATAGCATTCATATGTTCTAGGCGCAGAATCGCGGTAGAGATGCCATGCCGAACTTTACTGACAGCCTCAAACGCAACATTACTCATATTAGGCATGGCGGCTAGTTTCCATAACTCAGGAGTATATAATGCGTCTTTAACTCCCATATTACTTAATATCAAATTAGCTTGGTCAATTGGCAGTTTATCCTTGCGAAGCATATGCCCAATTTCCCAAATCTTCTCGGCAATACCCGTGGCCAATTCATTGATATAAGTATTAGTATGCTGCCAATATGGATACGCCTCAGCGTCCGTGAGATTAAGCGCAGTCTTAATAATGTCCGTGTACGCGTCTTTTCCGTCCTTACTAATTGGAGCACGCGTTCCGACTGGAATCAATTTACTATCATTATAAGGATTAGTAATCTTACTCATTAGAGAGGCTTCCGCGAACTCTTTGCCGTAATGGGCGGTAATTATTCCACGCGCGATTGAGAACTCTTTTCTACTTAACCAATTATTGATATTATCCAGTTCCTGAAAACCTGATTTAATATCAACGTCATGCAGAATACCTTTATTCTCCAATTTCATATCGGTAACTGTGCGGTAGAACGCCGCTTCATGATTATACTCCCCTACAAATTTCTTGTACGCACTAATATCTGTCTGGTCTACTAGAGTCATTTCGGGGAAATTTTCACGAACAATCCGCGCCTTCTTCTGCAACTCCTCGGCAGTTCTTCCGCGCAAGATGGACTTAGACCCGTCGGGAGACCTTACAAGTAGCACATGTGGAGTCTCAGTCAAATCGTATGGGGGCACATAGATACTTCCAGTAGGGTATCTTTTTGGTACAGGTTTTCCTAACATAGTTGAGATAAGATTGTTTGCATGGCGATAATCTAAATCGACTTTTTCTAACGCTTCAAAGTAGTCAAAAATGCCGAGCTTATCCCGCCATAAAATAATACCTCCATTAGGGTCACTCAATAGCCGTTGTTGCGCGGCGAGCACATGTGTTGTACTTTTACCGTATACAAGCAGCCCATTAGCGATAGCGTAATCTTGCGTAACGATTGAGCGTTTATTATAAAATAGAATTACTTGTTCCTCTGTGCTCTTAAGGCGTTGAAAGACCGCGTTAAGGGTAATAGCAGTCTCTGATGTAGGGCCGGCAGCGCGGAGTTTTTGCTCAACCTGCAATAGTGCGGATGCTCTGGAGTTACGCATCTTTTCTGTAAACCCTTGCACAATTTTACCTACATATGAAGCAGCTTCTAATGTAGAATTATATCGAGCATCAGCGGATTTAAGAAAACCAGCACTTTTATCAATATCAGCGAAGTTAACTTTAGCGATATCTAGCTTAGGTAAAGCGTCAAGTCCTAGCATTAGCTCCGACAGCATAATACGTTCTTCCTGCAACGCATTCATATGCGTATCCCATTCCGCCATACCTTTCTGTTCCCATGCGTCAAGTGTTCCTTTAGTAGAATAATCTAACTTAGCCCATACAGCATCGTTCTTTTTAATATCAGCAACTGTAATAGTTCCATCCATAATTCTACGTAGTGATGCACTTCCTCGAACTTCATAGTGTTTAGCCATTTCTACTGTCTCACGACTCATAGAATCTACCATTTCATTGAAAGCTACGGCAATTTTTCCGCTATCCTCCATCGACGCAGCGTATAGAAGTTTCGTCACATCAGGACTATTAAGTAAAGCGGTCTCGTAATTAGAGGTTAGAAGCTTCTCCACAATTGGAGCGTCTACTGAAATTCCCATTCGAGCAAAAGCCTCTGCTGGATGAACGTTTCGCATAGTTAAATAATTGAATGTCTCTGCGATATGAGAAAGATAAATCATATCTTTCTCCTCTTGCGATAACAGACGCTTATTTCTGCCAATAAGTTTATCAGCCTCATACGCCGCACGGACTTTTGGAAAATACGCAGCCGCATTTTGCGCATCGCCAATGATATTGGTTAGTACTTTAGCCCCAGAAGTTTTACTCATTCCCGCAATTACTGTTCCGTGTAAAGCATTTGGACTAAATGAAGTTTCGGTAGCTGTTATTCGCGGAAGTGTTCGCATATGCAGACCGTCAATCTCCAACGGAACTAATTTTCCAGTTTTATACGCTTCGACCAGAACTACGTGTTCCGCGTCTGTAACTAGTGAGTTTTCAAATCCAATGGCCATTTTTTGCGACAATTTGCGTAGGTCAAAATCGCTTCCAAGTTTTACTAAATCTGGAGAATCCGTAGGAAGTTTCCCTTTATTTCCCCGAAACAGTTTAATTCGCGTATTTTTACCTAATTCCACATAACTATCTCCCCATACTACACGTTCCCCGCGCGAACGTGCAGATGCTTCCAGTGTGGCCAGATTGATATGCGCGTAACTAGAGGTTTCACCTGTCAACATATTACGAAAAATTGACGCTCCTTGAGTCGCTGCTCCAATTACATCGTCCCCGAGAGCATCAATCTCACTAATCAAAGCCTCGCCGATTATCGAACTTCTAATCGTATTACCTTTAACTTGAAACTCAATATACCCTTTACCGGCAGCGGCATATTCCTCAATTGTTTTATTTTGAAATTCTACAAATTTCTTTGCATCGTTCGCGATAGCATTAGAAACTTCTACTACATACTTTGTAGCCGCCGGAAGTCGGGCAAATTCGCGCTCGCCAGAAGCTTCGAACATAGACGCGATATTACTATTAGCTGTAAAATGCCGAACAGGATGAACAGTTTCCCCAACGCGAACAGAGTCAAGCGCAGCTCCATCAGATACATGAATCATTAGTCCCGATAGATTAGCTTTAAGTCTCCCCCCAATGTCCGACGTTAAATCTCCCCAAGTGGATTTATTTACATACTCCATTTTCTCTAGGCCTCCGAAGAGTCCCGCAACTTCCTCCATATCTCCGCGTTTAATTACATCCAACATATGCTGACGTAACTCCCCTTGAGCTACTGTATCCGTCAAACTTGTCTGGATAGCCGAAATTAATTTTGTATTGCGAAGCGCATAAATACTATCCATTGAGGATTGAATATCCGCATAACTCGACTGAGCGGGTTTAGTATGCAATGCTTGCGTAAGAGATACTAATAGGTCACCTTGATTACCGAATGCGCCTTTTAAGTCAACTTTAGCTACCCGCGAAATCTCACTACCGATAAAATCTTTAGTAGTATTCAGCGTAGTCGTCTCGTTTGCTAGAGACCCAGAATCTACCTTAAATTGCTTATTCATTCCCGAAAAATATTTGAACGGAGCAGCAAGTCCGCCAAAGATTAATCCAGTCTCAAAACTATGTAGAACCACTTCGCCAATAGACTTGTTTTGATAAGTTGGAGATTGGTTCATTGCAACATAAGTACCAGCTTCAAACGCAGCAAACTCCAAGCCAGTCTGCAGTCCAGCAGCTCCCGCTGCTAGAAATCGCGCCTTTCGCGCGGCTACCATATCCAAACCTTCCATGGCGACGCGTGCTTTGTTAAGAAGTTTTACCTCCGCCGTATTATTAAGTAATCCTGTAGCTGCCCCAGTTAACTTAGAAATATGTAATCCTGCTTGTGCTAACTTCAGCCCTTTAATAGCTAGCGTTCCCGGAATAATCGAACCTAGTAAATCCCCACCAAGTTCAACGCCATCAATGTGTTCAAGAGCGTAATCAGCTGCATCCCCACCTGCGATGTTATTGATAGTATTTATGGTATCTAATTGCCCCCAGCCAAGGTTAACTTTATCGGCGTAGTATTCTGCAGTATTTGCAATTGATACTCCTCCAGATATAACTGCCGAGGGAATACCTTTTACAAACCAATCTGTAACTGAGCTATTAGAACTACTGGAAGTTTCATCTGCCAGTTCGGTGTATAAAGGATTCGTCATTTTGATGCTCCTAAGTGCTCTGTTTGGTCATATAAATTACCTTCCGCGTCAACTCCTGCAGGGGATTTACCGATACCAATATCCGTAAGTAATGTACCAAATATGCCTTTAGGTACTTGACGTAATGACAGATTAGCTACGATAGCGGCATTTGCCGGATTAGTTAAATCGTACTTTCCAGACATATAACCATTCTGCGGCGGAAGTCCTAGAATAGTAAAACTACGTGCGGTCTCATTGCCTTTGGCAATAGTGGAAAAGAACTTAGTAATGCTATTTACTAAATCCGCTTTTGGAACACCTTCGGCTAGTACACGAATAATAGCTGCGTCGGATGGGGCAGGATTAGCGGTAAATAGGTCACGGACTTTTCCGATATTATGCACAGCGTCCATCTGGGGAGCGTAAATAAATTTAGCCGTCTCTGCGGCAGTCATTCGCCACGGGTTACTTAAACCTCCACCAGTCCCAGAATCCCGCAAGGCCAGCATACGATTTTGTGCAATTGCTCTAATTGCGGCCTCTGTAGTTTTTCGCGCTAAGTCAGGAGGAGACGCAGCAGTAACACCATTAGCTTTAAGATACTGCTGAATTTGTTGCTGATTACTTGTTGCAGTATTAGCTATTTTACTAAATAGTGCTCCAGTTTCAGGCGAAATCGCATTAGGAAATCTACGTGCCGCCGCCAAGGAATCTACAATATTAGAAGCAAACGCCCCAGTAGCCGCTACATTAGTAATTGCATTATATAATTCAGGGTCTTTGGCTAACATAGCAGCCATTGGGGGAACTTGATTTAGTCCTAACCCTCTTGCCGCATCCCTGAATTTAGCTTCTTGTTCCATAGCAGTCCGCGTTTGCGTAGTTCGCGCTTGTGAAGCTGCAATAGCCTCCTGCTGTTGGGCGAGTCTTACGGGAGTTGTTAGCGCATCTTGTGAAATAGCATGACCTAATTGCTGTTCCTGCACTCCTACAGTGCGCGCCTGTAGTCCTAACTGTGCTTGCGCTATTGCGTTACTATTAGTATTCTGCGCCGCCTGTTGCGCTAATTGACGTTGCATCAAATCTAATTGCGACCGTGCAGCTAATGGACTAGCTTCATAAGATAGTCCACGTTCAGCTACTGCAGCCGCATTACTATTAACTGCTGAGGCCTGATTGATTGCGGAATTACCTAAGTTAGCCGCTTGATTTCTAGAATTTAGTAACCCAGCAGCGTCCATAGCCCGATTTTTTGCGCGGTCGTAATCTGCTTGGTCTCTAACTCCTCCTGCTAATCTGTCCCAGAAATTACTTAATGTTCCGCCAATAGTGCCGTCAAAAATAGTACCCGCATATCTAGCATCGTTTCTAGCGTTAACATCAGCCATATCTTGGGCACGGGCGTTCAAATCATTCAATGTGACGCTGTCTTTAACTTTGTAATTATCCACTACATTTTGCGCTTGCGTAGCTAGACTACCTGCTTGAGTATTAGCTGCGTTAAGACTGTCAGCGTATTTACCCTCCTGTAATGTAGTTAGCGCAGATTGCTGATTAGCTTTATCTAATAAGCTAGCGTATTTATCATCAGACGCGCCCATAACTACTTGGTCTGTATTACTCGGCAGAGACATTGACATAAATTTTCCTCCATCGTAAGTATTTATATTAGATAGTACTGTATCACCGTACATCGCTGGTTTTTGCGCGGAAGTTGTCGAAGGGATAGTAACTCCGTGGATTCTCATAGACTTATCTACATCGGTATTACTATTCCAAATCTTCGCCATGTAGTCGCGGGTTTCCGGAATTGAAATACTAGCCGTTCCACTACGTGCCTGATTTTTTGCTAAATTACGTGCGTATCCGGCAGCTCCTGCATTGTATGCACCAGTCGCATGGTATTGGTCCCCCTTAAACCGCTTAGTTAAATCCCGCATATAACGAGCCGCCGCGTCTAAGGATTTAACAGGGTCAAACCGGTCTTCAGGCCGCAGTCCGTATTGCAGTCCTGTATCGGGCATAAATTGTGCAATCCCCGCAGCTTTTACAGGACTTACTGCATTAGGATTCAAATTTGATTCTGCGATAATTTGCCGAACGAACATATCAGGGCGGGGTAGATTATATTTAATCGCCATGTCATGTGCGAGATTGGCTAATTGCTGTTTAGTATATTGCTGAGCCATAAGACCTCCAGAAGCATTAAATTAAACTCACGTTTTAGGTGCGTCTGGGCCACCGGCAATCCCATTATACAGTGTAAGTCCAGCCGTAATTAAGCTACCTACGCTAGTTCCCCCAGTAGTTCCTCCGGCAAGAGACCCCACGGCGACACTACCTTTTACAGCCCCTAAGATATTCGCGGCACTGATTGCATCGGAACTTCGTACTTGCGCGTACGCAGCAATCGAGGAAATTCGGTCTTTATTGACTTCCGCGATAGTCTTAGCTAGAGCTACGCCCGCAAGCATCTCAAGGGATGTTGCGTTATACGCGCCTGCTCCGATAGCGGGTTTATAAAATTCAGGAAGTACTGTATCCTTAAACCGCTCCAGCGCGTACTTTGCGTATAACTCAGACTCATTGATTGCTAAATCAGTGGTGTGCCGCGCATAACTACCTGATAGTCCAGAACTAGCAATATCTAAGGCAATGGCGGCTGCTGGGTAAAACTCATCAGGGGAATTAGGTTTAGTGTAGACCTCTGCCGCTTTGCGCTTAGGAGATACAAAATAGTCTACAACAGTACCAATAGACCCTGCAATACTTTGTTGTGTGGCCGTATCTGCCATTATTTAGTACTCCTTAAAATAGTGCGGAAAGGCCAAAGGAATCAATCGAAGCTCCTGCAGCGGCAACTTCCTCAGCAGTGACCAACTCACTAGCTCCTGCAGTAGCATACGCCATATACGCTTTTGCGGCAGTTGTAGCAAGAGACGTTAACGCCTGCATTGTGCCGCCCTCAGATTCTAACTTAGTCAATCGGTCAGCTTGAGATTGGCTGTCGACAGTAAATTCATCAATCATACCGTATAGTGGCCCACCGCCCGCAGCATCCAATGACCACAACGCACTTCCTGGAAGTGATAGCTGCGTGTCTACTATTTTCTGCTGTTCTTGCTTTTGCGTCTGTTTCTGAATATCCTGTAACTGCTTCTTTAGGGAGGAAATTTCATCAGATTCCTCATTCATCATAAAGCTAAACATGAGACACTCCTTATTTAGTTGGGATGCGGCGGCCAAACCACCATAAAATTACAGAAGTTGCGCTAAAAATTGCGGCATCTTGAATCTGTACTACAGCTAACTTATCCAGAGGAACAGCAGTTGTCATATAGTAAATCAGACTACCAGCCCCTAGGGTAATTACTACGCGAACTAGCCCGCGCGCGGCATCAACTAACCGCAACAAAGTAGAAGTAGTGCCCGCACTATAGCTAGCAGTATCCATAAGCATTGAAGTTTTATAGTCCTCAGAGGCTGTAGTTACTGTCGTCACATCAACATTAGCCGCATTGGCGAGTTTGATTTTCTCAATCTCTAATTTGGCTAATTCTAGCTGATATTGCAACTCTTCAGTGTGACTCCCAGTTGTTACTTTATTCCGAAAGTAATCTGAGATATGGCCAGAAATACTCCCGAATAATCCAGTAATTGCTCCTAAAATAATAGGGTCCATATCAATTTCCTTTAGCGTGTTTTACTTCGGTACGAAGTTCAATCAACTTCTCACTAAGCGTTAATTGTGAGGCTTTTAGCAGCGCAACATCTAAGGATAGTGAGGCCACTAACTCATACTGCTTATCAAGTTTTGTAAGTTGTTGACTTACTCGAATTAGTTCATCCTGCGTCCGTTGTTGCTGCTGCCCATAATAATACACGGACCCTACGCCCTGTAACAGGATTACAGAGAGTCCAATATAAAAGTTTATATTGGCTTTAAGTTGTTCCGACATAGTTAACCTCCAAAATAAATTCCTGTTTACCTAATTTACTTACCATAGAGGCAATCGCAACTCTAGAGTTAGTTAAAATCTTCTGGCCATTTACTACTCCAGTACCACTTCCTAGGGCAATGCATCCAAGGAGTTCTTGGCGTTTTCCGTCTTTCCGTAGGCCGCAATAATTGGCCGCATGGATTCTAATACCTTGACGATTAGGGACGTTAAGAACTTCGTAAGTCCATCCCAGCCGACGGCTGAATGTATATTTACATAGATACCGGCCTTCAGGAATACATGATATTTGAGACCTATTGTTATTATCCGGCAGTTCCCCAGATACAAAGCGACTTCCATCTGGAAGTAAAAAAACCCCAAACACGCCGTCTAGGGTGCTTGGGGTTCGCAGTAGTTTAACTACTAAAGACGTACTCATATTATAGATTACGCTCCTCCGAAGTTGTAACAGGAGTATACGACTTCGTGCGGGCTTGTATTTGCCGAACAGTAAGCGGGTGCGCGAACTTCCCGGACTGAGTCTTTAGACGCGTTATATGAGTTGATTGATGTAATAACATATTTTCCGTTATCATAATAAAAATCTCCAAAAACAGGCATCTGTCGGCGACTGCCCCCGTCAAGGCCTTCAACCATCGTAATGATACCCTCCTGCATACCAATATAGTAGGTATCGGCTGTGTGCGATTTGGCAGGCGGGAATCTGGATAAGTCAGTTTCCATAAAATGCAATCTATTTGCTTTTCCTTGGTTAGCCAAACAATTTGCCAAATCCTGCACAACATTCCACTCGATTACTATATCGTACACCGGATGCCCTCGTCGGACAGTACCTGCAGTAAGCCATTCAGCCGGACCGTCAAATACATATTGCATTCCCATCAAAGTTTTTCCTGCGAACCGTCCATTCTCAAGTGCGCAATATTTATTAGCGACGACCCACTCTGGGTTAAGTTTGAGTGGTGTCCCATCCCGCACATTACGTAAAACGGGATAGTGCCGACTGCCCATAGAGGCCACGGTAATAGTACTAACATGCGTGTAGGGAATAGTCGCATCAGGATTCTGGTATGATGACGTACCATCAATTACCCCAACGTACTCTAATATATCAGGAACTACGACGACGCACGCGTTTCCTCCGTCAACTAACCGCGTATTTCCGCAACCATCAAGTTCGGTTAACTTACTAACGCCGTCGATACATTGTGCGGCAATTGTGGGGGATACTTTCCAGTCAGGAATACAGCAGTTAGCACCCCCAGTAACCCAGCGAGTACTTCCGCAACCATCCTCCTGCAGAATTTCCGACACATTATTATTGCAGCGTCCTGTAGCAGGAACTCGAGGCTTCCAGTCAGGAATGCAGCACGCTGACCCTCCTTCAATAGTGCGAGAATTACCGCAACCGTCAGATTGAATTACATAACTTACAGAATTTTCACAAAATGCGTCTCCCACTACTTCCCAAACAGGAATGCACGAAGAGTCGCAGGGGAGGTTCGCCGTGAAGGGCGTGCCTAAGATTAAGGAATTTTTCATGGCACTATGAGATTCTCCTTAAATAAATTCGATGCATATGCTGTGACCGTGGCAACCTGCCGATGGGCCCAGTATATGCTTAAACGCTATACTTA